GGGGCAGTTAATTACTGCTGAACAGAACGGCGCGCAGCACCAGGGAAACGGCAGCGGCGAAGAGACCGTGCAGAAAAAGGTTTCAACACTGCTTGATGGTACTCAGTTGGCAGAACGTAACGCCATTCTCGCCACGCTGAACGCGCAGGGTGCTGCCATCGTTGCCCGCTTCGAAGAGTACGCCTTCACCGACATTGTCGGCCACCCGCTGACCAACTGCCTCGATTTCCTCGATCTGGTACGCAAAGCCACTGATTTAAGCACTGGCGGCACAGCGGAGCAGGTGACAAACGAGGAAGGCAAAAAGCAACCCGTACGCAGTGCGCCGGTATTAACCGAACACGGCTGGCACGTTCCGGGCTAAGGAGAGTTTTATGTGTGGTAGCGCACCCAAAGTTGTTCAGTCAGACCCGCAGGCCGAGGCCGATGCAGCAGCAGACGCAGCGGCCAAAGCCGCAAACGCTGACGCAGCAGCGCGCAAAAAGCGCAAACAGGGATCATCCCTGCTGGCCAGCGGCGCAGAAGGCGCGACGGATACAGGTTCTTCCCTGCTGTCCACTGGCGCACAGGCCGCAAAAAATACGTTAGGGGCTTAATTCATGGATCAACTCGCCAGCCGGTTAATCAGGCGCGCTGACACGCTGAAAGCAAATCGCCAGGTGCATGAAAGCGTCTGGCGAGAGTGCTACGACTACACCTATCCGCTGCGCGGGGCCGGGTTTTCGTCTGAGGTGCTGGACGCACAGAGCGCGAAACATAAGGTTGCAAAGCTGCTGGACGGCACAGCCACCGACAGCGCCCGCATGCTGGCGTCCGCGCTTATGTCAGGGATGACCCCGGCGAATGCTCAATGGCTGAACCTCGACAGCGAATTACTGCCTGATGACGCTAAGGCGTGGTTGTCCACCTGTGCAACGCTGGTATGGGAAAATATCCACGCCGCTAACTTTGACGCGGAAGGGTACGAGGCCAATCTCGATGTGGTCTGCGCTGGCTGGTTCGCGCTGTACGTCGATGAGGACAAGGAAGAGGGCGGATTTACCTTTCAGCAGTGGCCGCTGGCGCAATGCTTTGTGACCTCCACCCGCCGGGACGGCATCGGTGACACGATTTATCGCTGCTATCAGCTCACCGCTGAACAGGCCGTGAAAGAATTCGGTGCGGACAAGGTAAGCGAAAACATCCGCGACGCTGCAAAAAACAAACCCGACGATAAATTTGATTTCCTGCACTGCATTTTCCCGCGCGAAACCTACGCCGTAAATGCGAAGCTGGCGCGCAACATGCGTTTTGCATCGTTCAACGTGGAAGTGAGCGGCAAGCGTATTGTGCGTGAATCCGGCTATCACGAATTCCCTGTATGCGTCCCGCGTTGGATGAAAATCCCCGGCGGCTCCTACGGTATTGGCCCGGTATACGACGCGCTGCCGGACTGCAAAGAGCTGAACGAAACCAAACGCATGGAGAAGGCCGCGCAGGATCTGGCTATCTCCGGCATGTGGATTGCTGAGGATGACGGCGTACTCAACCCGCGTACGGTCAAAGTCGGCCCGCGCCGCATCATCGTAGCGAACAGCACCGAAAGCATGAAACCGTTGCTCACTGGCGCAGATTTCAACGTGGCGTTTACCGCTGAAGAACGCCTGCAGGCTTCCATTCGCAAAATCATGATGGCCGACCAGCTGCAACCGCAGGATGGCCCGTCGATGACCGCTACCGAAGTGCATGTGCGTGTCGCGCTGATCCGCCAGTTGCTCGGCCCGGTCTATGGCCGTTTCCAGGCTGAATACCTGCAACCGCTGGTGGAGCGCTGCTTCGGTATTGCGTTCCGCGCTGGCGTTTTCCCTCCTGCCCCCGAGAGTCTCCAGAGCGCCAACTTCAACGTGCGTTATATATCCCCTCTGGCCCGCGCGCAGAAGCTGGAAGATGTGACCGCAATCGAGCGCTACGGCCAGAACATCATGCAGCTGGCGCAGGCGTACCCGGATGTACTGGACAACATGGACAGCGACGAGGCGAGCAAGGTTGTTGGCGAGGCCCTGGGCGTTCCGGCAAAAGTTATGCGTTCCGCTGATGCGGTCGAGCAACTTCGACAGCAGCGCCAGCAGATGCAACAGCAGCAGGCGCAACAGCAGATGCTGATGCAGGCCGGGACGGAAGCCGCAGGCGCAGCAGGGCAGACAGCAGGCTCAATTATGGGACAACGACTGGCGGGCAACCAATGATCAAAAAAGACGTAACCCCTGAAGACTACCGGCGCATTTTCGAAGAAATGCCAGGCGGGCCGCAGGTGATGGAAGAACTAACGCGCCGCTTTGGCCGTGAGGCATATGTCAAAGGTGGTACCGAGGGCGACCGCGAAACCTGTTACCGGGCCGGACAGCGATCCGTGCTCGATTTCATTCTGATGCAAATCAACAAAGCAGACGGAGTAAACGACGATGTGGAAGTTTAAACATTTATTCATGAACACCGAAACAGGCGCAGACGCGCCAGCAGGTAACGCAGGAGGGGATGATGCTGGTAATGGCGATGGTACTCAAAATCCGGGCGGCGGTACTCCTGCTGGTACTTCGCTCCTCAGTACCGGCGCGGGTGAACAAGGCGCGGATGACTGGCTACCTGAAAAATACCGCGTTATGGGCGATGACGGAAAACTCAACGTTGAAGGCTCTGCCCGCAAACTGGCGGATGCTTACTCGCACCTTGAAAAGCGCATGGGCAGCGGGGACACGCCGCCGAAAACTGCTGATGAGTATGCGCCAAAGGTAGAGGTCGAGGGCTTTAAGTGGGACGAATTTAAAGCCGATCCGCGCATGCAATCCTTCATGAAATCGGCGCATGCCAAAGGCATCACTAACGATCAGATGGGTTTCATTCTGGGCGAATATGCACAGCTGGCCCCCGAACTGGTTAACGGTGCTGCGGCGCTGGATTCGGAAGCCGCCGCCACGCAGCTGCGCGAGACGTGGAAAACTGACGCCGAGTTTAATAAAAACATCCGTCTGGCTTTCCGGGCATTTAACTCTCTGGCGGATGACAGCGACAAAGGGCGTATGGATGAAATCGGCAATAACCCGATGGTGATCCGCATGCTGGCAAAAATCGGCGCTGAAATGCAGGAGGATGCGCCGGCAGGCGGTGATGTGAATCTCGAAGAGCAGCAATCAGTCCGCGCCCGGATGAAGTCCCCGGCCTACATGGATCCGACACCCGCCGACCATGAGAACGTTTCCGCCCGGGTTCGCGCGTACTACCAGAAGCGTTACGGTGATCAAACTGTAGCGTGACATGTCACGACAACCTAACCAGAGGAAAGACCAATGAGCGACAAAGATATCGAGCAGCAAATTCAGGCTAAAGGCTTAACCGCGCCGCGCGTTACGCCTGATCATATCGAGAGCGTTATCAAAGAGTGCCATTATCTCAACGTCGGCGAAGCGGTTCAGGCGGGCTGGCCTGATAAGTCGGCAATGGACGATTGCAGCCCAGCGCTGAACCTGCTGACGATTTGTGTTCTGGTGCTGCACAACGGCTTCACCGTCACGGGCGAAAGCGCCTGCGTCAGCCCGCAAAACTTCGACCCGGAGATCGGTCGCAAGATTGCCCGCGAGAATGCGGTTAACAAGATTTGGATGCTGGAAGGTTACCTGCTGAAACAAAAGCTCAGTGAGCAGTGTACCGATGAGCGCATGTGTGAAAACTGCTACTCCGGCCAGGGCGCCTGTAAAAACAAGTAACACCGTGACCAGTCACAACCAGAAGCCAGCCTAACCCGCTGGCTTTTTTATTTGGTCGGGATTCCGACCGCGCACCTCGATAACAATCACTCCATAACCAGCCCGGTGGGGACGCCGGATACCTGATTTCTCCCGCAATGCGCCAGCGCCAACCGCATTGTGCTGATTTGGGCCGGGAAACCGACACCCCGCAGGCGATTTTTTACTGGAGTGATTTTTATGTCATTTGATGCAAACAAGAACATGATCACCGCTGCGTTTGTTACGCAGTTTCATGATTCTTTCGAAATTGCTGCACAGCAAAAGGATTCGCGCCTGCAAGCGGCTGTCCATGACCGTGGCAGCATCACAGGTGCGTCGTTCACCATCAACGATATGGGTACCATTGAGATGACCCAGATCACCACGCGTTTCGGTGATACCGTCTGGGATGTTCCGGAAGCCGGTACCCGTAATGCGCTGATGGCCGACTACGGCGTTTTCGTCCCGGTCGAGAAACGCGACCTGCGCAAGCTGATTGCCGACCCGCAGGGGCCATATTTGCAGCTCACCCTGTCCGCCGCCAACCGCAAAAAAGACGATGTGATTTATCGCGCGCTGCTGGATGCGGTGCTGCGCAAGACCGAGAACAACGGCGCGTATGCATCCGTTACGCTCCCGGCCTCGCAGAAAATCGTTGCTGGTGGTACCGGCATGACCAAAGCCAAGCTGATCGCAGCAAAAGCCATGTTCCGCCGTAACGAGTGTGACGAGCAGAACGGTGAAGAGCTGTACATGACGTACAACGCCGACATGCTGACGCAGATCCTCAGCGATACCACGCTGACCAGCGCCGACTTTATGGCGGTGAAAATGCTTCAGGAAGGTGCGGTGAACGGTAACTGGCTGGGCTTTAAATGGCTGGCTTACGAGAAACTGGACTCCGTGACCGCTGAAAGCGTCACCACCAAAACCGCCGCAGCCTGGTGTAAATCCGCTGTGCATTTCGGTACCGGCGCTGAGTACAACGTCGATATCGGCCCGCGCCGCGATAAAAATAACACCATCCAGATTTCCGTTGATGCGTCCTATGGTGCCGGCCGCGCCAACGAGAAAAAAGTCGTTGCCATCGATTTTGTAGCATAAAGCCGCTGGTGCCTTTGCCGGGGGATCCCTCCCGGCCTTTTTTCATCTGAGGTAAGGCTATGGCTTCCAGTATCTCTATCTGTTCTAACGCACTGCTGGCGCTCGGCGCCCATCCCATTAACAGCTTCGACGAAGCGACCGAACACGCCCGCCTGTGCTCCAATATTTACCCTACCGTACGCAATGACCTGCTGCGAAAACATCCGTGGAACTGCGCGGTAAAACGCGTTGTGCTCTCACCGACCAGCACCGCGCCCGCATTTGGTTTCGGCTACCAGTTTCCGCTACCGGGCGATTTAATCCGGATCCTGTCCGTTGGCCGTGAGTATGAGGATATCGGTTACCGCGTTGAAGGAAACCGCCTGCTGGCCAACCAGAACGTAATTTATCTGCGCTACCTGTTCCGTAACGAGGATGAATCAACGTGGGATTCGTCGCTGGTCAATCTGGCCGAAGCGTTCATGGCCGCAAAACTGGCGTATGCCGTCACCGGCTCCGCGAGTCTGCGCGACAGTCTGACGCAGGAAGCTGCATATCTTCTTCGCCAGGCTAAATCTATCGACGGGCAGGAAGAACCGCCGGAAACGCTGGACGGCTATCCCACTTATGAATCGAGGTTCTGATGCGTGCGAACCTGATAAAAACCAATTTTACAGCCGGGGAAATTTCCCCGCGGCTGATGGGGCGTGTTGATATCGCCCGCTATGCCAACGGTGCCAAAATTATCGAAAACGCGGTGTGCGTGGTGCAGGGCGGTGTCGTTCGCCGACCGGGTACGCGCTTTGCCGCTGCCGCTAAATATGGTGACCGGACAGCACGACTGATCCCCTACGTCTTTAACCGCTCGCAGGCGTACATGCTCGAATTCGGCGACGGATACCTGCGCATTTACCAGAACGGCCGGCAGCTGGTAAACGAAGACAATACCCCCTATGAAATCGCCAGCCCGTACACCGTCGATATGTTGTCTGAGGTGAATTACGTGCAGGGCGCTGACACGATGTTTTTAGTGCACCAGAGCGTCCCGCCGCACCGCTTACAGCGTAAGGGACAAACTGATTGGGTACTGGAAGCTGCGCCGTTTATCGTTGAGCCATTCGACGAAATCCGTGACACGCCAGAGAAATGGTGTAAGCCATCGGTGAAAGAATTCGTTGGCTCAGAAATCACGCTGACGCTCAGTGATGCCGAACCCGCAGATGATGACGATTCCCCCGCGTTTACTGGCACCGGCTGGGTAGCGGAGGACGTTGGTTCGTACGTTCGCATTAACAGTGGTCTGGTGCTGATTAAGAGCATCACCAGCGCGCAGGTCGCAGTCGGTACCATCCGCACCGATTTAAGCGCGACGCAGGCGGCATCCCCCGGAGCCTGGACACGTGAAGATACTGTCTGGACGGAGGAATTTGGCTACCCCGGCGCGGTGACGCTGTACCAGCAGCGACTGGTTCTGGCTGGTTCCCCACAGTACCCGCAAACAATCTGGTGGAGCGAAACCGGCGTTTACCTGTCGTTTGAGCTGGGAACGGACGACGACGACGCGATCAGCTTTACGCTGTCTTCTGACCAGTTAAACCCGATTGTGCATCTGGCGCAGATGAATACGCTTATCGCGCTGACGTACGGCGGCGAGTTTACAATCACTGCCGGCAGCGATGCGGCGATCACCCCGACCAATATTTCGGTAAAAAATCCCAGCCCGTACGGCTGCAACAGCATTCGCCCGGTTCGTGTCGGTACCGAAATTATGTTTATCCAGCGCGCCGGGAAAAAACTGTATGCCGTGGCGTATGACCCCGACAGCTACGTTTCGTATTCCGCCAATGATTTAACGGTGTTGGCCGAACACATCACGGCCGGCGGCGTCCTCGATATGGCGTATCAGCAACAGCCTGATGCGTTCGTGTGGCTGATCCGCGCCGATGGCGTACTGGTCACCATGGGGATCGACCGGGCGCAGGATGTAGTCGCATGGTCACGCCAGATCACCGATGGCGTTTTTGAATCGGTGGCGAGTATTCCCTCCGAAAGCGACGACGTGATTTATGTGCTGGTGCGCCGGGAAGTAAACGGCGAGACCGTTCGTTATGTTGAAGTATTCGACAGCACCCTGAATACCGATTCCGCAGTAACCGGCTCCAGTTCAGAAGGTGCCACCACATGGACAGGCCTTTCTCATCTCAATGGAAAAACGGTTGATGTGGTGGCCGATGGTTCCGTGATGCCACAGGCAACGGTAACAGACGGGCAAATCACTCTCAGCCGCAAAGCGAAAAAAATCGAAGTCGGCCTGCATTATGAAACCACCATTCAGACACTGACGCCGGAAATCTCAACGACCGAAGGCACGACGCAGAACGCCCGCAAGCGTACCAGCGAAGTTACGCTGCGCTTCATGGAAACCACCGGCGCGGAGTGCAACGGTCAGGTGATCCCCTTCCGTACTTTCGGCCCCAAAATCCTTAATCAGCCCGCACCGCTTTTCACTGGTGATCATTATTTCGGGAAACTTGGCTGGGAGCGTGGGGAAGACACTCTGATTATTCAGCAACGCCAGCCGCTGCCGTTTCACCTGCTGGCGATTATTTTCACGTTCTCCAGCAACGGGGGTTAATGATGATCCGCAACGCAACCGCCGGTGACATTCCGGCGCTTATTGAACTGGGAACCCGTATGTACCTGGAATCCCGCTATTCCGAAAATTCACCCTTTGACGCGGACAAATGCGCGGAACTGGCTGAGAGCCTGATTTATTCCGCTGCCGGCTGCGTGCTGGTGGCTGAAAAGAATGGTCAGGTGATTGGCTGGCTCGGCGGAGGTATCGCGGAACAGTTTTTTTCCCGCCAGCTGATGGCGTTTGAATATGGACTGTTCGTCGCTCCGGAGCATCGTGGCGGCAGTGCTGGCCCACGGCTTGCCCGCGCATTTATCGAATGGTCGAAAGAACACGGCGCCGCAGTGATCAACATGGGGATCACCACGGGCGTCCATGCCGAACGTACTGGCCAGCTTTATTCCCGCCTCGGTCTGCAACGTACAGGGCTGCTTTATTCGATGGAGGTT